AGCATCTCCATCCATCCAAACGGTTGTGCCTTGCGGCCAGCAAGGCTTCAGCTTTTGTTTCACCTCTGCTGCAAGCGTTGGGAGAATAATGGTGACCGGGCAAATATTCCCTCGGCCATCCTTCAGCTGTCCAAAGCCATTGATATCCCAGCCGTTTGCTGTGCGGCAGCCCATCGTACTGAAGTAAGTGCGCGGATCGTTTGGGTCATAACCCGCATTACCGCTCCAATCGCAATTCGCATAGTTGGGATACAAACGCTTTGCGGTTGATTCCAGCGCCAGCAAGAACAGATCATAGTTCGGATCGCCCGGCCTACGATTAACGCCGGCCTTACACTGGAAGATAGAGCATGGGAAAATAGGTGTGCGGTGCAGCTTGCCAACGCCAGCAATGGAACCTGTCAGCAATGCACGAATGACCATTCTTCCTTCCGGCAAAGTACAAGTGCCAAAGTTGATAGAGGTAAACGGAAGCTGGTTGCCAGACCTTGACTGAAGGGTGTTCAAATTATGGAACATGCCTTCGACAGC